CACAATCTGTCTTTTGCCAAATACGTTAAGTCCTCAGCATACTGTGAATGAAATGCTCCTGTAGGTGCCCACTGGTACCTATTCTTCCAGTACTTTTCCCATTTCATTTTCTTAGGTCTGCTACCCGTACTATAAGCACGTTTAAAAAGCTTTACACATTCAGTCAGAATCAATGTTTTGTCAAACTCTGCCAACTTGGGTTTGGTCCTGTTAGACTCTTCAGCATCCCAATCGACACTGCCAACACCTCTGTTCACTAACACTTCCATTTCAAAAGCTGGCGTCAAATCTATGGGTACTAAATTCTGTAAGGCTTTCAACCTGAGTGTAAACTTGTTTTTGATAGTTTTAGCAAACTGCTCAACAGTATCAAACTTCCATAGCCAGATACCAGACTTAGCTATCCAAGGTCTTATCTCGTCAGGCACACTCATAGCCCACATTATTAAGCCTACAAAAAACGATTCATGCAAGTCCTTAGCCTTATATAACGAGTGTAATGTGTTGAAAGTAAAACCGGCCAGTTCTACCAACCTATCATATGGAACAGAATTAAGCTCACGTGTAGTTACGTATCTCAAATGTCTCGCTGAGACTTTTGTTGGAGGTATTTCTATACTACCTCGAAGTGCTTTTCGGACAAAGTTTTCAGCTTGTAGTGCCGGCCTTTGTCTCCTAGAAGTGCTATTTACAAAGAATGCGTTCATGAGTATCTCATTAGTAGTGACTAGCCCATAAGGCATTAGGTCCGGCCCATACTGCCACCTTGCTGCTCGCAACAATACAGGCGGATAAGCACTCTTAAGGTCTATATCAGTTTTACAATACAATAAAGTCACATCAAGCCTCTTAGTATATACACAGTATACACCGGTTTGAGCTCCCTCGATAGATATAATTCTACGTCCTCGGAATTCAACATGAGGTATTATGTCATATAAGGCGTATCCAGCCGCCTCCATATCTGCACTACACATTATACAACCCTCAAAGTCTACAAATTGAGGTATTTCTACTATCTCGTCTATATCTCGGGTGCATTCTGCACTCCTGGATCTGGTGGATCCGGATTGTCGCCTGGTTCGAGTAATGGTGATTGCTCGGTGTCCGGTCCTAGCGGTACTCCCGGGTTTAC